GGAGGAAGTTGGAGCAACGACAGTACTCTTATCAAAATTACATCAAGTTAGTTGAGCAGGCGTTTGATGGTGTGCCTGATGATTCTGATCAAGGGTGGGTTGCGTCTCCCAAGTCCGAAATTTTTAATTCTGCTGGTAAAGTGACGGCTAAGGCTGTTTCTGATCATAGGAACAAGTTGCGTCATTACAACATTAGTTTTTATACTGTTTACCTTGCAGAACTTCATGTGTTGCACTATAGGCAAATGGTTGAAAGAGGTAAAATGATTAGAATCGGGATGCCTTGGTGGCGCGGGGGAGCATTGCAGCTTTATGAAGTGATGCAAGGAGATGATGTGTGTATGAGGTATTCTGATGGGGATGTTGCGAATTATGACATGTCCGTCAAAAGGGCTTTCATGGAGTATTATGTTGGAAGTGCTGGAGTTTATTTTAAAAAAGATCAATACACTTATGTTTATCAAAATCTCCAGAAGTTTGTGTTAAGGAGGCTGACTAGGCGAATGACGCACATGTATGGAAATGTGTGGCGAATAATTTTAGGTGGAATGCCTTCTGGTGCATACTCCACGTCGCATTGTGATTCGTGGATTCTTGGGGCAATGTTTTTCTTTTTCTTTGAGTATGTTAGAGTAATGAACCCTGTCTTTAGAGATAGAATTGATTTTTGGTTCAATCAGGGGAAAATAGTGATCATTGTTTATGGGGATGATCATGTGATTGGATCACATAAGGAAGTTTCGCATTTAATAAATGAGATGGAATTTGCGAAATTTTTGTTTCGGTTTTTGGATATGAACGTTAAGGACATTAACATGAATGTTCCTGCCTTAACTGTACCGAACAGTTATGGTGGGGTTAGTGTTCCCGGTTTTGTGTTTTTGAAACGTTATTTGATTAATAAACCAAAACATTTTCGACGTCCAGATGTTGCTCGAATTGTCCCGTATCGACCTACGTGGCAATATTACTACAAGATTCCCTTTGGTAGTGATGGTCCTAGGAGCATGATTGATTGTGTTCTTTCGTGTATGGGTAATGCTTATGATTCAATGGGTACGAATCTTCATGCTTATGTCTTTTTGTATTTTGTGTTTTCGTTTTTGATGTCTCAGCCGAGCTTGAATAAGATGTCAATTCGTGAGATGTATGTTGCCCATTTGAGGAAGTCAGAGAGGACAGATGTTACGCGAATAATGCGGAAAATGAATTTGACTGTTGAAGATATGATACGAGGGTTCCCAACAATTGAAGATTTGGAGATTCGCAATATTAATGATCCGGTGTATTGC